CTCGGTGGCTGCTCCGACCATGTCTCGTAGCACCATGCGTGCGGTCGACAGGCTGTCGCGCATGTTCGCTGTGTGCTTGATACGAACCTCTTGTGGTGCGTTCGACAGGAGTGAAGCCCTGAACGTGTTGCCGCACACAACGATGTATGGGGCGAGGCAGCCGACGAGGGCGGTGGTGCCGTCGTGGCTGGTTCCGAGGTTCATGGAGTAGCCGCGTGCTGGGAGGCCGTCGAGTGCGTTGTCTTCGGGGATGCCGACAGAGACGAACGCTAGGCGGCGATCTCGCAGTGTGCCGACCGACAGGATGGGGAGGGTGACGTTTCGTTCCTGTTCGGCTGCTTCCTGAAAGATGTACGCCAGTTCAGCGAGTTCCTCGTTTTGTACGATGGTGTACGCCTTCGTTGGGAAGTAATGCGGTGGGTTGAGGCCGCATGCGACACCCTTGTGGGCTTCGAGGACGGCGTCGCCGTTGAGGACGAGCAGGCCGTTTTCCCTGCACTCGATGATGGCGTCCTGTAGTGAGTGTTGGCCGACGAAGACCGTGTCGTCGGCGAGGAATCTGGCGTCTGCGAGGGGCGTTTCTTGGACTGCCCATTTGCCGACACCGAGTACTTCCTCGACGATGGTGTGTGTCAGGCCGCTGTCGGGTGTTTCGGGTTTGCCCCATTGCCGTGTGTCGGCAAGGCCGTGCCAGTTGCCCATGCCTGACAGTGGGTGTCCTTCGATGAGGACTACCCTGTCTGTTCCAGTTATTTCGTGTGCCATGTCTCAACCTCCGTGGTTGGTTCGGCTCGCGATCTGCGGACCGAGACCTCCACTATAGGGCGTACAGGGTTGTGAACGGTGGATGTAGTTGTTCTGGTTGTTGGCGCTTCATTGACACCCTCCAGGGCGGTACAGTGAGGGCTCACCAACGGTTGGCCTGAACGGCCAGATAGGAGCCAGCATGGCATCGCAGATTACGCTACGGAACGGGAGGCGACCGCTGCTGTGGAACACACGGCGTGGCGCTGCTCGGGAACGAGGCCATGTCGGCACTGTTCTTGCGGAAACGGTCGGGCACCACAGGTACGTGGTGTGGACGATGGTGTCGGACTGCGGGAAGGTGTGGGACTGCCTCGGTGGTGCCTACTTTCACAGTCTCGATGAAGCAACAGACGAGTGGGCCTCAAGGGCCAGGAAGGATGGAGAAAGTGGAGCAGCCTAATGGCGTTGTCGTGTCGGCGAAGTGCAGCCGCTGCAACAGCCTCGACACCGTCGAGGTCGAGCAGGGTACGTTGAACAGGTTTGAACTGAGACAGGGTCTGGTTCAAGACCTGTTTCCTCATCTTGATGAAGCCGAGCGGGAGGTGCTGCTGGGTTGGCGTAACGGTTGGTATCTGTGTTCGTCATGTTGGGATGAGGCGTGGAAAGAGTCGGAAAAGAAACAGGAAGGAGAACGTGATGGCTGAAGTAACGAGTGGTAGTAATCTGACGATCATTATTTTGGAGGACTATGAGGCTAGTGCGTTGGCTGATTTGTTAGACAGGTTTACATCAGTGTCGTCTAATGGATTAGATGCGTTGAAAGAGTTGACCAACTCCATGTTACATGAGTGAGGAGAACACATGACTACCTCTGATGACGCCAGCCGTCTCGGCGATGCTCTGCTTGCTCTGGTCGACGAGGTGGTTACCCACCGTGTCGATGTCCTGACGGACAGCGATTGGTTTCTTCAACTGGTTGCCGATGCGGTGGCGGATCGTGTACGAGCAGAAAGAGAGAGGCCAGGATCATGGCGCGTTTGAAGCATGGGACGCGCCAGATGTACGAGCATCACTCCTGTCGTTGCGGGATATGCAAGCGAGCGCATCGGCGCCGCCTCGACGAGGCCCGCAGGGTTCGGCAGCGGTCGAAACTGTCGGATGGGAAGACTCGGTCTGGTCGGGTGCAGACACCTGCGTGGATGCCTGACGGGACGATGACGAGGGAGCAGTACCTGCGGCAGCGGGAGGCGGAGCCTCCCCGTCGTGCTGCGCTTCGCCGCCGCTGGTATATCCCAACCATTTAGATAGGGACGGTGGTGGGCGTACAGTCCGCTGCCGTCCTGCGTGCGAGGCCCCGCCGCTTAGGTAACGGGGCGATTCGGTGTCTCAAAGTGGGACACTTGGAGGTTACGGCAGGGGCTACGTTTGCTTCGGTGAAGGCAGTCTCCGCCCAGAGGTCCGTGTTGCGGGCCAGGAAGGACGAGAATATGCACATTCCAGAGGCGCCACACGGCGAGGACATCACTGACGGGGTACGCCCGTTGGAGGCTGCAAAGGACATAGATATTATCCCCGATCCGCTTCTATTCGGTGAAAAGATGCGGCTACTGCTCGAACAATACGGCGAAAACCATGCGGAGGTTCTTCGTTGTTCGGCGGATATTGCCCGCAACCTTGAGCGTTTGAAAATGGTGTCTGCTTTCGTGAGAAGGCAGGCGATGCTCGACGCCCAAAACGAACTAGGTAACGGGGCCGCTGTTGGTCGCCTCGCTGGGGTCGGCAGGGTCAGGTCGCATCAACTGATCAACCGTGCCACCGACGAGCGGATGCACAGGGTCACGTTGGAGGATGTCGTCGGTTACGCCGAGGAAAACCTGTACGTCTAGTTACGTAGGGAGACCCCCTTTAGGGGGGTCTCCCGTTACCGAGTTACCGTTACCAATGGGGGATCCCCGCTGTATGCTTACCAAGGTCCACGTTCCCGCCTCCGCCGCGTGCTACGGTTTCTGCCGTGATCGAGATCCCACTCCGCCAGTCGTGGCTGAACACGTTCGACCGCTGCCCCGAGCAGGCCCGCCAGGAACGCCTGGGGTTGGTGACGGCGCTGCCGAACAGCGACATGCTGCGAGGCAATCTGGTGCATGCCGCTATCGAACAATGCGGCAACATGATGATGGAATACGAAGCCACTCCTTCTCTGGATGAATGCATGGAATACATGGATTCGGTAACGGCGCAACTTTCTTCCGAGGTTGTTGAGTGGCGGGAAGATTACGAAAAGGTTATAGATCGTGCCCGTGTCAATCTGACTGGTTGGTATAACGACTATCTTCCGAAGTTGGGTATCCCCACTGGTGTGGAGCAGGAGTTTCGTATTACGCTTGATGAGCGTGATGGTGTGCGTTTGGTGTTGACGGGCACCGCCGACTGGGTGGAACCCAATCGGATAACAGATTGGAAGAACCCTGGCAGCGAGTACCTGCAGTGGGAGAAGCGGCGCTGGGATCTGCAGTCCACCGTCTACTGTCACGCTTTGGGGATCCCCTCGTTCGCTCTGGTGGCGATTGTCAACGGTGTCGTACAGGAAACGTTGATCGAGCGCCCAGCGGGCTACGGGGAGGCCCTCAAGGATCTTTGCTGGTCCGCTGCGGGGCTGATACAGTCTGATCTCAAGGTCTGGCCGATGCGATGGTCGGGATGGCACTGCTCACCAAAGTGGTGTCCCGTCTGGCAGGCTGGAGAATGCCGAGGGAAACACCTTGGCTCTAACCCGTGGTAGGAGAACAACCATGACAGATACAGGAACGACCGTAACGGTCGGGTTTACCCAGAAGGTGTCGGAGGCACCGTACGAGACTGCTGATTACCATTTCAGCATCACTCGCACGTACCCTGATTCCTTTGACGACGCCGCCATCAAGGCGGAGGCGGAAGCCATGTGGCATGACGCCAAGATGGAGGTGCTGCGACAGGCAGGCCAGGAGTTCAGCGTGGGGGAGGATGAACGCGTTATGCGTCTTCTCAAAAGCGGCGTGGCCCGACCTGACACAGATCGAAGCGCCGCCGCCCCGCCGCCCGCTCCGAGTGGCGGTCCAACAGCAGCGTCGGCCCAAGCGCCTCCCGTTGCCCCACCCGCTGCCCCCGTTCTGGGAGTAGGTGGGGGCGGCAAGGTGTACCCCCGTGTCGACTTCTGTGTCGGCAAGCAGGCTGCTGTGAAGCAGGCAGCGTGGAACCTGCTGGCATTCCAGCCCAACGAGTGGGCTGACGGACAGGGCGGTGCCACCGTCGTGTACGAAGTCAAAGAACATGCCGACGGCACCACCGACACGGCGAAGAGCGGGAAGAACTTTCCGAACTTCTCTATTCGGAAGGAAGCGTTGCAGCACATCGGCGTGCAGGTCAGCAACAACGTTGGCTTGTGGGTCAACGACGGCGACTCGAACGTGCCGTTGAAGGTGTGGGATCAGGCCAGCGGCAAGACCCAGGCCGACGCTGAGGACTTCCAGTGGGAGTCCCGCCGAGCGGCTCTGCAGGCTTACGCCTACGGGCGGTGACGGCTACCCCCGTCGCCCTTAGTGAGGCGGAGATTGATGCCCGTTTGGAAGGCGTCAATCTCCGCCCCACGGGTACCGACTACAGGTTCTTCCGCCCCACCCACAAGGCCGTCGACAGGTGGATCGAATACGCCGCAGGCAGCCACGACAGGTTCTTCCTGGGTCTCGCAGAGATCGACCAACGGATGCGAGGCGTGTGGCCCTCCGATGTTCTCGTCGTCACAGGACGGGCGCACAGCGGCAAGTCCGCAGTGCTGCTGTCGTCCATCGCCAAGAACCTTCAACAAGACGAAAACTTTCGTGCCATCATCTTCACACCAGATGAACCAGAGATCCTCGTCGTGTCGAAACTGTACGCTTTGCTGCATCTCCAAAACCTGGAAGACGTCGAGCGGGGCCTACAGTCATCAGACCCCGCCTACCTGCAGCACATCGAATTGGCAAAGCCGATGCTGGACAGAGTGAAAATCTTCCCGTCGGCAATGCCGTTCGATGAAATGTCGATAGCCCTCGCCGAGTGCGAGGACTACTGGCAGATCCGCCCCAGGTTCGTGATGATCGACTTTCTTGAACAGTTGCCGATGGCGTCAGGATACGAAGGCGTATCGTCAGTGTTGAAGGGCGTCAAGGAGTGGGCGGAAACGGAGAACCTGCCCGTTGGGCTGGTTCACCAATCGGGGAAAGGTTCCACCCGTGGATCGTCAAGGGGGATGGATGACGGCAAGTTCAACGCCGACGAGTACGCCATCCTCCAGTTGAATGTGTTTCGCAAACGAGACAACCCGAAGTTGGAGGAACACGAACGACGCATCCATTCCGTATCAGTTAGTCTCGACCTGTGTAAGAACAAACGCCCACCATGTGAAATAACTAACCCACCCATCGACTACTTCATGGACCCGCGCTGCGGCATGGTTCGCGAGTACTACGACGCAGACGTACCAACAAATAACCTATGGGCGCCGTAACCGACAACACCGTCGAAACGTTTGCTGCCCTCCACGCAGGCGGGCGGATCGCCGTCAACTACGGCGGCATCCGCCCCTACGTCGGCGCTAACGGGGAACCACTCGACGCCGAAGGTGAACCCTACGAGGACACCATCAGAGACCACCTGGCCGACGAGCCACCCATCGGGGTGTACCCGTTGTTCCTCATGGACGACAAGCCAGGGGTATGGCATGTCAACTGGTGCGCCGTCGATCTCGACGACGGCGAAGGGGACATTGTTCACGCCCGCAACCTCCGAACGTTGCTTCACAAGTTTGGAGTAACAGCATTCATTGAGCGTTCCCGCTCGAAAGGATTCCACATCTGGGTGTACCTACAGAAACCAATGCCAGCAACGCTGGCCAGGGAATCAATGATTGGTGCATGCGAAATGGTTGACGTACCAACCGTCGAGGTGTACCCGAAACAAACAACACTGGAGGGGCAGGGGTATGGCAACTGCTTGCTGCTGCCGTACCCGAACATGCGAAACCCAGGTCGACAAGAGGTGCTTGACACGGACGACAACCCGTTGTCGTTGGAGAAGTTCACCGAGACAGCATGGGCGACCCGTGCGGCAACGTACTCGATACAAACCGTTCACTCGCTATACCGTGAACGCCACGTTAGGAAAGTAAACGAGTTCCTCAACGAGACGGGTGTCGGCGGGATCAAAGGCCGAGACGACAAAAACTTCAAGTTTATAGCCAGACAAATATGGGACGGCGACGTTCAGGAAGACAGATCGAGCGCCCTGTACGCTTTCGCTTGTTCCCTGTTCCGTCAAAACTATCGAGACGACTCTGTGTTTCGTTGGTCTGCTGCCCTCGATGAGAAGATCGGTAAGTTTGTTGGCCGCAACGACCGTGAGAAGCGGCTGCAGGAACTGGTTACCCACGCCAAGTTTGATGTTGAACACCCCCGCCCCCAGGAGGGCCACTGATGTCTCCCAACCCGAAGACCCACAAGTTTACTGTTCGCACCTCTCCCAGGGTCAAGGGGCGCCCCCGTTTTGCACGGGGGCGCACGTACACACCGAAGTCGACCACTGATGCGGAACAGATCATTGCTGAGGCGTACAGAGGGCCGAAGTTTGAGGGTCCAGTGTCGTTGTCGTGCGTCTTCCAGAAAGACAAGATACTTATTTCGTTGACACCGTTGGAGGTGGAGAAGTCGCCGCTTCGAGGCGACGTATCCAACTATCTGAAACTGGTTGAGGACGCTTTGAACGGGTTGGCTTACGACGATGACCGCCAGGTTCATCGTCTGGTGGGGAGGAAGCAGTGACCGAACGCAACCAGCCCGTTTCACACACGGTCACCGTGTCTCCGCATGAGATCGAACTGCTGATCGACGGTCTGGTCACGATGATGCAGGACATGTACGGGTACGCAGGTGATGTGGCCCCGATTGTGGCCGACAATCGGCGTCGCCACCGTGACAACTTGGAGGCGTTGCGTCAGCGGTTACGGGACGAGTTGACGAAAGAGGACAACCAAGGCTTCACGGTTATTCCGTTGTCATCAGATGACATCAAGGACATGACGGCTGACGAGGTGATGGCGGTGCTGAGGCGCACGTACACTGGGCACGGGCGAACATGACTGACGCAATGATCGTTACTAATGCACGTTACCTACGACTCGTTGATCTGGAATCCAATCGGATACCACCCCAATGAACCTAGAAGTCACCAACACCGAACGATGGCTCATACTACGCTCACTACGCCGACTAGCCACCGACAACAACACCAAAATCGCATTAGAAGCACAACAACTACTAGACAGACTGAAGGAACCCGAC